GCTGAGCGATTGAATCTCCCCGTACGGCACTTCGAGCCCCTGAGCGCCGGTGCTCTCCAGCAACCATCTCTTTCGGTCATCGGTCTTGTTTTTGTCGAACGCGAGCACGATCGCTTCGTCTGCGCGTTCGTCGACGACGAAACGCACGGTCAACGTATCGATAGCCTTGAAGTACTCGCGCGCCTCGGCGCTCGTCGACGTTCCCAGACCCTTGTAATACTTGATTCGCCAACCGGTTTGGTTTTGGTTTTGGGCGTACCATGATTTGAACGCGGCATCTGTGTAAAAGTCAACGCTCTTGCCCGCGCGCGACGCCTTGATAACGGGCGTGACGAGCGACACGACGAATCCGATATCCAGTAATGACGGCCAGAACGCGTGGATCATGTTCAGAATGAGTCCCTTGATGTGACTTCCATCCGCGTCGGCATCAGTCATGATCATCAGCCGACCGTACCGAATTTCGTCGACGCTCTTGTACACCTTGCCCTGTTGCAATCCCAATATCTTCTTCAAGTCAGCGAACTCCTTGTTTGCGGTGAGTGCTGAGACGGACGCGTCGCGCACGTTCTTGCATTTGCCTCGGAGTGGAAACACACCGTAGTGATCTCGACCAACGACAGAGAGACCGGCAACAGCCAGAGTCTTGGCCGAGTCCCCCTCTGTCAAAATCAATGTGCATTTCCCGCTCTGTTGCGTTCCCGCCTTGTTCGCGTCGTCGAGCTTCGGAATCCCCGTGATTTTACTCTTGCGTGCGTTCGACGCGTCGGATTTCGCGAGCAATTTCATGTCTTTTATTTTCGACAGTAGCATCAACTCTTCCTGAATGCCGGTTTTCAGAACGTTTTTGAAATAGGTCTTGGACGGTGGTTCAAATTTAGAGCCAAATTCTGATACTTTTGACGTGCACTCGCTCTTGACCTGTGACGAAAAGGCTGGATTCTCGAGCGTCGCCTTCACAAATATCCAAAACGCATTCTTCACTTGTTGAGGTTTAAGCTGAATTTTCTTTGAGAGTTCGGCGATGACACCCCCGGCGACGACCGACGCCGCGTGATCGACATGTGTTCCACCCTTCGTGGTCGAGATACCATTGACAAACGACACTTGTTCGAACGAGGAATCGGGCGACGGACCGATCGATACCGTCCATCGATCCGTCACAACCGTCAACATTTTTTCCAAACCGGTGTGCATCTTGGCGAACTTTTCAAAATTGAGCGCGGAAATAGCTTCCCCGCGCCATTTGATTTTGCACTGCGGCGACGTACACACGGCGGCGTCCCACGCACGTTTTCGAAACACGTCGACGATTGCGTCGTCGATCCCGTCCATGTGAAACCTTTTCCAATCCGGTGTGAACGTCACAGAGACCGATGCAGTCGCACTCGCGTACGCCTTCACGTTCGGCTCGCCGCGCACTGACATGTTTTTGGTCCATTTTTGTGTGTACAAAACCTTGTTCACGGGATCCTTCACCTTGATCGCAAAGTCTTGTGAGTAGATATTCGCCAACTTCGCACCGTACCCGTTCCGACCACCAACTATTCTCTTTTGTGTATCATCGTAATTGGTTGATGTGAGGAGATGACCGAAAACAAGCTCTGGATTGTACGCGTTCTCTTTGCCGTTCTCCACGACCGCGACACCGCCCAACGGCCCGTTGTTTTCGATCGTGATCGCGCCCGTGGACGCGTCGACGTCTATCTTTATCGACGTGACGTCCTTCGGGTACAGGGAGTTGCGGTCGATGGCGTTCACCAGGACTTCATCAAATATCTTGAGCAGTGCGGGTGAATATCTGATAAGTCGTTTTTCGAACCCCGTCGCGTCCGCGTTCAATAGCCAATACTCCTCGGCCACGAGCGACGTCGAACCGACGTACGAATCGGGGCGCTTGAGCACGTGGTCGACGTGCGATAGCTTTTCGACGGTCTCCAGCATCGTCGCGCGTCACGTTATGGCGCGCCCCGCACGCTCCCGAGATATGTGCCGTCGTAAATAATCACAAAATGATTGTAGCTCATTCAGTGATATCGCGCGTGAATTTATCGGTGTAAGTCGGCGTTTCCCAATTTGTATTTCCCCTAAAATTTTAGGATTGGCGTGTAGTTCAATATCATCCCTAAAACACGATCGACACACCCAACGCCCCCTCCCACGAATGACGCGGGCGTACCCTATATTATCGGCGAAATGAGTGAGTCTCAGGCGTGCATATTTCATAATTAAGAAATGTTCATAGCTATCGCTCGCTTTGATAACGATATCGGTCGGTGCGCGACAGAAAAAGCACGCACCGAGCCACTCGACGCGCATCTCGCGAAATCGCTCTAATTTATTTCACACATTTGATTAATGGTGGGTCTCACGCGGCACGCCATCCACGTCACCGCAGGCAAGCGCCCCGAGACGTATAAGGATATCAAACGTACCCTGAAACGAGACACACTGAAATGCGGCGTCGCACTGGGCGTCGTGCACACGGGACTCAACGGAATCACAGGCGGGGCGTCTTCCGTTGTCGGGACACTCGCGTCGATCGCCTATGTCGATATGTTGGGGAAATACGTCGACGAAGTCGAAGAAAAACCATTTCAAAAACAGTTATTCGCTCCCATCGGGGCGGCTGTTTTTGAAACGGTGTCTAATGGATTTCACGTGTTCCCATTTCAATTCAATTATACGGAAACGCTCATTTGTTTTCTAAGTTACAAACTCGCTCTATTTTTCATGACGTTCAATGAACTTCGTAATCGCGACGAGTGATGCTTACGCGGCGGTGGACTTCGCGGCCTTGGAAGACGACTTCTTCGTCGTGGTTTTCTTCGGGGCGGCGCCCTGGGTGCATTTAGATTTGCATTCGCACGCGGGACCAGCAGGACCAGCAGGACCAGCAGGACCAGCAGGACCTGGGGGACCGCGCGGACCGGCGACGCTCGACCCCTTGACCGATCCACTGAGAGCACCTCCCAATTCCTCGGCCATACCGAGAAGAATGGCGACGAGTCTGTCCTTATCGATGCGGTTACCGTCTTGTTCCTGTTTGATCATGTCGATGATACGTTCGATGGCCATGATGATGTGTATTGATATTAGAGAAGAAATTAGTTTTAATAAAAAGACATGATATTTGTCGGTCCAACACTCGCGTCGGGCATCGGTCAACATTGTCACAAATACCTCCCCCTGTTTCCTGATGCGACGTACTACCAGTTCGGTCAGGAGATTCCCGAGACGGACCACGCATTCATCTTCGTCATCCCCGTCCAATCGACGCTGGTGCACATACCCGGCATCAAGGCAAAGGCCAAAAAGGTCACATGCATGACTGTGTGTGAGACAGATCCAGTGCATGCAGATTACGGCCTGATATGCGAACACTTTGACCGAATCGCCGTCCCGAGCGAATTCTGTCGCGACGTGCTCTCGCGTCAGTTCCCGCAGACGGAGTTCTACGTCATCCACGCACACATTCCCCAGCGCCCATACACGTTCTACCACATCGGGAATGTCGCCGACGATCGAAAACAATTCAACTCGATCCTCGAAGCGTTCGTGCGCCTGAACAAACCCGACGCTCGCCTCCTGGTCAAGGCGACGTGTAATCGACCCGTGGAAATCAAACTCCCGAACGTCGAGGTGATCAACGGTCTGGTGAGTGATCGCGACATGGATATCATTCACGGCCTGGGTGATTGCTATGTGGCATTCAGTAAATCAGAGGGTGTCGGTATGGGCGCCGTCGAAGCCGCCGTGCGCGATAAACCCGTGATCACGACGGCGTTCGGGGGGTCGAGCGAGTACATACATACACCATACATGATCGAGTGTGAACGCCAGGAGCTGGTGAAGGATGACTTTTTATTCAAGGCCGGCACCACGTGGGGCAAACCGAATTTTGACCAACTCTTGGCGTTCATGGCCGATGCCTACGAGAAACGACTACAATACATGGATCACGCACACACGAAACGACTCGTGGGGCGTCCAAACGTCTTACGAGAGTTCCTCGTTGATGTAGAATGTCGCGATGACGATGATCCCTACCAGAATTGCCCCTGATGCCATTGCATCTTTCTGTGCGATGATGCTCATGGTCAAATCGTCGATCAGTTCTATACCCGTCGGTCTCTTCGCGATTTTAGGGACGATCACCATTATCGCGATGTATAGGGACATCGCGATGATCACGGGTCGAAGACTCTCGGCATCGAAAAGCATTTTTATTTATATTACACGCACAAAATTTTAGATCGTCTCCATGCGTCGCGAGTCTTTCTTGGACGCGAAGTCCGCGTACGACGCCTTCATGCACCACACCGCGTTCGCGTACCGAATCATCTTCGTTTTCTTCGCGTCGACGGGCATGTCGTCGTAAATGAAAGATGTATATGCATCTTTCAAACACGCTTTCCACGTCTCGTCTCGAACGATCGATCTATTGCCCATCTATTTTATTTCCCTTACCTACGGATAGCCCCTTCTCTCTATACCCGTGTGATTACATTTAACTTGAATATTTGGCTTTCAATTTTTTCACCAAGTTCAATCGACGCTTGAGTGACTCTTTGGATGAGTTTAACTTCTTTTTATATTTCTCATATAACTCAGTCTTGCCTTCTCTCTTGTATTCGGCAACCCTAACTTTGAGTTTTTCTATTCGTTCTTTTATAGTTTTGGACGATCTTGTATAGATCGTGATCAATTTACGATTCAACCGTTCTTGCGATGACATGGCCGTTGAACCATGCTTTTTCCTCATAATATCCGTAAATTCTCTCAACTCATCGCCCTTCTTGTGGGCAAAGTACATAGCCCTCAAACCAGCATCTTCCGTCCTTTGTTCTTTTTTAGTTTGTACGGCGGTCGGTTCGAACGAAAATCGGCGGCCGCGGATCTTTCTGGAATATTGAGTGGACGCGCGTTGCACCTTATCCATGTAGTCAAATAATTTAGCCTCTTCCTTTCTGAGTCGCTCATACTTTGTTATTTCGCGTTTATTCATTTTGGACAAGATTTTCTTGGGAAGTGGTGCCATATTTATGTGATACACTGATAAAAAAATAACACCCGTGTTATGTACATGATTTGCGCGCATTTAGAGGAATGGCGCGCGTTCGGATTAGATATGCCGATATATTGTAGCGTCGACGGATGTGATACACGGGCGAAATTTGGCGATCCCGAAACGGGCAAAGCTACCCACTGTGCTGCCCACGGTAAGCCACTCGGGTACGTCGACGTCGCGAACAAACGGTGCGCGATCGATGGATGTGATACACGGGCGTCTTTCGGCGATCCCGAAACGGGCAAAGCTACCCACTGTGCTGCCCACGGTAAGCCACTCGGGTACGTCGACGTCGCGAACAAACGGTGCGCGATCGACGGATGTAACAAACACCCGTTTTGCGGCGACCCGAAGACGGGCAAAGCGACGCACTGCGCTACCCATGGTAAACCGCTTGGTCTCGTCGACGTCAAGAACAAACGGTGCGCGATCGATGGGTGTGACACGCGCGCGAGTTTCGGCGACCCTGAGACGGGTAAAGCGACGCACTGTTGTCAGCACGGCAAACCTCTCGGTCTCGTCGACGTCAATAACAAACGGTGTGCAGTCGAAGGGTGTGACACACGCGCGAGTTTCGGCGATCCCGAGACGGGCGAAGCGACGCACTGTTGTCAGCACGGGACACCTCTCGGGTACGTCGACGTCCTAAACCCACGGTGTCTCTCTGAGCATTGCAGCATTATAAACCCACCTCCCGGCTACGATGGCTATTGCACGGATTGTTTCAGGCACATGTTCCCGACAGATCCACGCACGGCAAACATACGCGCAAAAACGCGCGAACTGACCGTGCGCGACGCGCTCGTCGGATGGTACGGCGACGCGTTCATACATAACACGACCATGCACTTCGGGTGCGATTGCGCGCACCGACGAAGCATTGATTTCAGGTACCTGGTAGGGAACACGATGATCGCGGTTGAGGTCGATGAGGGCCAGCACAAAAGCCGCGACTCCGAGGACGAAACCATACGCTACGACGACCTATTCATGGCGGGTCACGGCGGTAAATGGATCTATATAAGGTTCAATCCCGATTCGTACGTCGACGCGAACGGTAAACGCGTCAAAGGGTTTTTTGATTCGAAAAACGACAGGCGCCCCCGCGAAATCGAACGACGACTCGACACTCTAAAAACATGTGTCGACACGCACATCGATCGCGCGCGAAACGATAAAAACGACGATTTACTCGAAATCATTTATTTGTTTTTCGATGAAGATTTGCGTTAGCTGTGCGATATGTTTTCCCGCGCAAAACGTACGAGTATACTCGCGCGTACGCCCACGCCTGCGGACTCGCCCCGGGTCTGTGGCCCGTCCGCCACGCAGCGAGCCCTCTATCGTAAACAGTCTTGAGAGTCGAGCGAGGTATTCCCGTCGCGCGCGCGATATCGCCGAGATTTCCGGCCACGCCGGGAAATTTCTTCTTGAATCGACTGGTGTAGCTCGATACTCGCTTCGTCTTCACGCGCGCGTTAGTCTTGAATGGTTTATAATCGGATTTGAGCATCTTCTTATACCGCGTCGCTACGTCGCGCGCGGTCGCGAGACCCCTAAAGTATTTCAACGGGGCGTAGACTCGACCGTGTGTGCGTCGAAGTCGAGCTATCGTTGCTCGCAGCTCATTATCGCTGAGCTCGAACCGAATCCCGAACCGACGCGTTATGTACCGTTTAGCTTGTTCAATAGTCGGTTTCGACCACAGAAGCCATCGGCTCCAGAACCCGGCGGTCCGAACGCCCGATCGCGACCAATCCTCGGTCGAGCTCGAATCAACCCTGAGCATTTCGGTCTGAATCCGTCTGGTATCCATCGTTTTTTCGAGTTTGGACGGTATCTCACCTCCGTGACGTCTCACATACGACCGCATTCGAGTGGCATCCCCGTGTTTGGTATAATTCGAGTATCCCTTCGCACCGAAATCGACGTAATCACCATCATTAAAGGTCACCCTATATTTCTTTCTGCGATCGACACTCGGCGTCAATTGAACGCGCATACTGAAAATACGTGATATTTTTTTCACAGTCGACCTTATATGTTGACGGTCGCCGAAATAGCCGTGTACGCGCGCCAGGCGCGACGCGACGCGATCCGACGTCGCGTCTACGAGGACGTCTACTCGCGACCGATCTTCGCCCCCGTCGAACCGATCGTACGCAACAGACGACTCGAGCTTCGGTATCGCGAACTCCTCGACGAACCGATTCACACGCGGACCGCCGCGACGTGGGATGAGTTAGACGAGATAGAAGATTCTATCATGCGCTTGGGTCAGGACCCGAGTCGATTTTGGGCGAAGGGGGGTGTTGATGACGCGTAGGCGGTGATTCGACGCGCGATAGCCTCGGCGCGCGCGCGGCCGGTATTTCCATCGCATGCGCCGGCAGCTTGTTCAGGGCTGCCGGCGCACGTTGAGTTTAAGAAAATAGATGATTCTATGCGCGGTCGGTTCACGACCCGAGTCAATTTTAGAATAAATAAACGTGTTAATGATACATCGGCGGTGATTCGACGCGCTATAGCCTCGGCGCGCGCGTCAATGACGAAATTTCACGCAACGCGCGTGAATTTCTTCGGAAAATGATAGATCTTTATGGGATTAAATACACGTGATCATGAAAAAAAATTGTGGATATGTCGACATTTTTTTGTGAAAAAACTCACGCGCATGGGGGGTGCCCTCACACGTCGACGCACGCGACGCGCGCCATGCCGCTACGCGAGCTGACCGACGATGACAAAACCGAGGCTATCGACAAGACGATAAATCTTATTCGACACTTTTTGCAAACTAACAAACGCTTTGCTCACTGTCGCGAAGAACTGAGAGATTTTCTTTACGCGAAGGCAGAGGGCGCGTTTAATAACACAGTCCGCGACGAACGTCTCGACAAGTTCGTCCTGCGCTTATATCGCGACAAACTGGACCCCCCGTACGCGGGATTTCTCGAACGTAAAGCATGGTTTGACGAGTTTTACGGCTTGTTTAAACGTGACGCGAGAGATATCGAAGACGGCGCGCGGCCGCGCGATCCCGCGTCTACCCCGCACGGGCACGGGCTGAGAGGGGGCCCTAGGTCGCCTATTTCGCAGCACCGATCCTCTGCTTACGGGTCACGACCCATCACTCATTCTCACGATTCACGACCCATGGTAGATCAAGGAGTAAAAAAAAGTGGGATCCGTGTCATATCCAAATTCGATCCCCGTGGCAAACGCAAATCCGAGGAGGCGCATACAGTCGATGAAGCGCACAAGGCCGCCCGCCGCGCTAATTGGAAACACGCTACCGAACAAGCGCGACCACTCAGTAACCATCAAGAAAACGCCATCTCGGCGACACACAGAGTTCGACAGGGAATTCATATTCTTGGACCTGATGCGAATAAATCTGCACGGAAACAGGAGGAAGCTCGTCAAAGAGCTGAGAAGTGGAGTAATGATTTACAGAGAGATGCGCGTGATAAGCGTCCGATTGATCCAGGAGCTTTGGACACATTAATCCCATGTCGCGAAGCCGAGGAAGCAAAGCGCAAAGCTAAGGAAGCCGAGGAAGCAAAGCGAAAAGCTAAGGAAGCCGAGATTGCGCGCAAAGCTAAGGAAGCCGAGGAAGCAAAGCGCAAAGCTAAGGAAGCCGAGGAAGCAAAGCGCAAAGCTAAGGAAGCCGAGGAAGCAAAGCGCAAAGCTAAGGAAGCCGAGGTTGCACGCAAAGCTAAGGAAGCCGAGATTGCACGCAAAGCTAAGGAGGCCGAGGAAGCAAAGCGAAAAGCTAAGGAAGCCGAGGAAGCAAGGCGAAAAGCTAAGGAGGCCGAGGAAGCAAAGCGAAAAGCTAAGGAAGCCGAGGAAGCAAGGCGAAAAGCTAAGGAAGCCGAGGAAGCAAAGCGAAAAGCTAAGGAAGCCGAGGAAGCAAAGCGCAAGGCTAAGGAAGCCGAGATTGCGCGCAAAGCTATGGAAGCCGTGATTGCACGCAAAGCCGAGGAAGCCAAGGAGGCAAAGCGCAAAGCAGCCGTGCGTGCCGAGGCCAAAAGACGGGGAATAACAGTCACGACCGGGCCTTATTCGGGCAAGTATAAACCGATCGAAGTGCTTGAACGAGAGATTGCCAGAGACGAAGCCGGGGAAGCGGTAAATTCTGCCGAAAATGATGCAGCGAATGTTCTTCAGTTATTAGCGCAAAAGGTCGATTTCAGAAATCCATCGGACGTCGATGCGTATATTACTGAAGCTGCAGAACTGGGCATACGCCGCAGTGAACGAA